GTTAGTAGTAGTAGTAGTACTAGTCGTTGGAGGTATTATACTTCCGATAGTACAGGACAGTTCAGTGGGCACGTTCATTCAGGGTTGTCCATTACATTAAGAGGTATGAGGAAATGACCAGAGCTGAAAAGTTCATGTTAGTTGGGATGTACATAGCAGCAACAGCAGATGTGGTAGTGGCTATAGCGGTGGTTTTATTGGTATTAAAATGAAAGGTAACAAAAAATAATACTGATTATCACCAAAAACTTTACTCTTGACCCAAAATGTGTTATAATAAATATAGATTCTGAAAATAGGAAGTATTTTAAAAGATAATAATACCAGGAGTGAAAGAACTTGGGTTAAAGTATTTTAGTATTATATTTCTTTTTTATCAGATTTTTATTGTAGATCGGATGTGGCTTAAGACCAATCTATAATGGGCACAGAAATGGAATTGGGAAAAATCTAAATTATGGACTCACTATAGAGGTTTAACACATGGATATCGAACAGCAAGCACTCCAACTACAGAAGCAAAACGTTTCCGCTTTATATGCTATTGCTGAGGCTCTTCAAAAACAGGAAGATCGTTACACAGCCTTAGACAACGAAACGCAGATTCAAAAACAAGCACAGGAAGTAGAATTGGAAAAGGCTCAAAATGAAACTGCAACACAAGACCTTGTTAAGTCAATCACAAAACAGATTATAAGTGAGCTTAGTAAGGCCGAAAACATGGTACTTAATGGGGATGGCGTTAAGAATGTTTCTCATAAAGATGTCTTTGAAGCCGATGGTGGTGATGAGGATAAACAAGTAGCCGCTAAGGACAAAAATGACACTGGAGAAGTTCAGAAGCCTATTCAGGCCATGATCAAAACTCAGGTAGTGAACGAACTAAAGAAGCATTTCACTAAGGAGCACGAATCGCTATATGCGGATGATGCTGCTGATGATCTAGAAGAAGAAGTGATGGAAGAGCCCGAAGAAGTAGCTATGGATGAAGCTGTGGAAGATGTGGAACCTGAAGGTTCTAGCGAGTATCCAATGGAAGAAGAGGAATACGACGAAGACACCTTCAAAATGATGAAAGGACTACAGAAGCAATTAAAGAGTCTTGAGGCTAATATTCCAAACTTGGTAATGAAAAAGGCTCAGGAAATGTCTGATGCTCAGCTTCTAAAATCCGGCTTCCGAAAGGAGCAATCAAAACAACCTCAGGTAACTAGTCTTGCTATGGGTCTTGATGCCGATGACTATGCAATCTCCAAATCTAAGGAGGGTTCCGCAGACTTTGACATCAATAAAGTATCATTCAGTGATCTCTACAACGCTAAGATGAAGAGAGATTCTGAAGGTACCGATGGCCTACCCCAAGATTTATTCCGAAGCTAATCCGATAACAGAAAATTTAAGAGGAAAATAAATAATTATGGCTGTAAATGATATTTCACTTGAGCAGTATATTGCTCAAGCTAACAGAGGAAATAACTTCGGAGGTGTTCTAGGTAATGACTTCCTACAGAAGCAGACCTATCTAGGTATTGACACCTCTGCTAGTTCTATCAGTGGTGATATTTTCACCACGACTTTCGGACGAAAAGTATGGCAGGCTCTTAACAACCAGACTCGATTCTTCAATGCGATTCCTCGAACCGTTTGGGGTACTACAGCAGGTTGGAGGGTACGAACTGACCGTGGTACTGGTCGTTCACGCCCCATCACGGAAGCCGGTGCTCTACCTACCGTCGATGTGAGTAATATCGCCACGGTTTCCAGTCTACCTCGAATTGTTGGTACCACCTTCGGTACAACCGTTCAGGGTACCTTCGTAGCTCAGCTTGAAGGTGGTGCTGGAGATTTAATGGGTCTTGAGATGGAAAATGCTCAGATCGACCACATTAAGGAAATTAATACTGAGCTTCTAGCTTCTTCAGGTATGCTTGTAAGTGCAGGAGCAGCGACCACGTTCACCGTTCCAGCTTCTCAAGCACATCATTTCAAGGTTGGTGACGCAGTTTCGATGAACAATGTCGGAACTGGGTATGACAGAACTTCTGGTTCTGTTGTTTCAGCAGTTAATGAAACGACTGGTGTAGTAACAGTTGCTACTGGTACTGCATGGGCCGATGGCGATACCGCCTATGTTTACTCACGGGCTGGCTTCACTTCTATCGATGATATCGTTCAAGAAGATCAGGCAACTGCTGCCGGGACGGGAATGGGTGGTGCTGCTGCCGAAGTTCGAGCATACGACTTAACTTATAGTGGTCGTGTTGCCGGTACTTGGAATGCAGCCGCACGAGCAGGTTGGAATGCTGGAGTAGGACGAGACTTAACTCTCCAACTTCTCGACAATACCATCCGAGATATTCGTATAAATGGAGGCGATCCGAAGCTCATTATTATGGGACACGATCAATACTTCCGTTTAGAGCGACTACTTCAGGCTCAACAGCGATATCTAGGATACGAAGAGTATCAGGTGGGCGTGGGGTCTGAAAAGACTTTCCCAGGTACCAGAACTGGTATGAACGTAGCTACTTATCAGGGTATTCCGATTCTAGCTGATCCTGATGTGCCACATTCGGTATCAACTACCGATACCGTTTTGGGTTCTAACATCTATGTCCTAGACACAGATTATATCGAGATCGCTGTCGCGCTACCTACCCAATACATTGAGAACCGTGACTACTTCGCAGCCAATGCTTTGGTTGTGAGGGGCCTGTTCTACACTTTGGGTGAGCTGAGAGTCAAAAACATTTGGGTTCAAGGAGCAATCCGCGACCTTAATGAGTAATTCTCAATAAGCACTTAATAAAAGGGGGTAAGATTAAGTTCTTACCCCCTTTTTGCCTAACGAGAAATAGGCTTAAACTTTATAAATATTGTGTGGTAAAAAATTATGGGAGCATTAACAATAACAACCTCTGATAGAGGAATAATGGGGACTAAGAGATGGGTTCGAGGCTCATTTACCTTTTCAACTTCCTATGCTACAGGTGGAGAAACAGGGTTAACGGCAGCAGCATTAGGAATTGATTCGATTGAAATTATGCAACTAGGTACAGCGGCTGAATATAGTTTAGAGTATGTAGCTGCTAGTGGCAACGTGTTAGCCTTTTATTATGATTATGATGGGGCTGCTGATGGGGCTGCTATTCAAGTTGCCGCTGCTGTCAATGCGTCAGTGGCTGTTGATGGAGTAACCTTTATGGTTTGGGGAACCTAACCATAATTAGCTACATAAATATGGCTGCATATTTATGTAGAACGAACTTACAACAGAGCTAGTGGTGAAATATTCTACTAGCTCTGTTGGTGCATAAATTTAATATTAAACAACCGAGAATTTAAATTAATGGGTATAGAATTAATTGCAGCGGCAGCAGGAACTGCTATCGCTATTCCAGCCACTTGGAAATTAATAGATAAATTAATAAATGAATTTTTTAAGAATTCTCGTGACTTAAGAGAGAGTGATAAACTTAGTCGCATTACAATTGATAATCATATTGATCATTTAACTGCAGCTTTAGCTAAAAATACTACGATAATGTCTGAAATGTTAATTCAAAGTGCAAAAAGTCAAGATGGAACTAAGGAAGCACGTAAAGATTTAAAAGCAACTTTAATTGAAAATACAAAAGCTTCTACAATGCAAATTTCATCAAATGATAATGTAAATAATACATTAAAGGAACTTACTATCGTAGTCAGAGACAAATTATAAGTAAAGGAGAAGAATGCTTGTAAAGAATTTTAGAGGTCAAAAACCTATATCTGGTATGAAATCCACACCTAAGGATACTGTTTTTAATGTTTATACGGAAATTAAAAATAAACGCCAGGAGTTAGACGGACTTATTGATAGTCTGGATCAATATACCGAAAGGAATAATACTCTTTATCTTGAAATTGTAACAAAGACTAATGAACTCAAAGAGTTAGATAATTTAATTGATTTAGCCCACGAACAACTTGAAGCTATAATCACTAAAATTAACTATGAACAACTTCAAAATAAACAGATGCTGCTTGATACCAACTATCAAGAGGAGAAGCTACAAAAACTTTTATTAGTGATTAAAGATCGTGTAAAAGAAGCTGATCAATTACAACAAATTCTAACTAATCTTAAAAATAAGCAAATAGAATTTGAATTATTACAAGAACAAACCATTAGTAAAGAACGTTCATTATTTAATTTAAATAATGAATTAATAGCTAAACAAGCTTTAATTGAAACCTTTGACCGTCAATATGCCGCTAAATTGCATAGAACTGTTATACTAAAAGAAAAGCGGAAATTTAATCAAGTAGGATAAACATAATTATGCCAATTACAGACTTACATGCCTTAGATCACCTAGCCTGGGAGCTAGATAACCCATCTACTCGTACTAGTATGCATCTAATAACCAAATGGGCACCTGTAGATGTAACCTTAGCATCTTCAAATACTGCAGAAAGTTTATTTACTGCCGATCTTACGGAACCAATAGTAAATCTTGTGACTAACCCTTCTATGGAAAGTGGTACTACTCCTCCTACAGGATATGTAGCTACGGGAGCGGCGGTTACTAAAAGTGCCACCGTAACTCGAAGTGCTACAAATTCTATGAGTATTGATCCAGCTAACTCCGTAACTGGAGAAGGGGCCTATTGGCTAACGGAAACTATTAGTGGTTTAAGTAATGATCCAAATAGTAAAATGACTCTTAATGCGAATGTTTATCTTCAAGATAATGCAAATGGAAGTGCTAAAGTACGGATTGAAATTCGTAGTGATGATGGGGCCACAACTCACGCCGTTGGAAATGAAATCACTCTAACGAATGCGTGGCAACGTTCTCATGCCTTTTTCCCAATTCCTGGGAATGGGGCCGCATATAGAATATATATTGTTACGTCTGACGCGGCTTCTAACGCTGTTTTTTATGCGGATGATCTAATGGTAAGCCTTCAACGAGATAGTGCCGCTAAACCGTATTGTGACGGCGCACAGGGCCTATACTATGAATGGTTGGGGACTGCAAACGCATCTCGTTCTATACGAAGACGTGGTTTAGTCGCAATAAGAGCTTATAATTTATATGTGAGTCACGGTACTTATTTAGCTTATGATCAAACAGCTTCATCTACGGTAGGAAGATTAGTTAGAGCGGGTACCGATATATCCCAAGATAGATTACACTTCAACAGTATTAGTATGATAAATTCTGTAAGTGGGGAAACTCCTAGAATTTATGGGGAGATATTAGGAGTACATAATCTAAAGTCAGATAGATAATAAATATAATGGCTAAAAAGACTCTTCAAGACTTATATAAGGAATTTATGTCGAATCCTCACCGTACTCCGATGCCAGGGAAAACAAAGCATGAGACGGCTTTAGAGGAAGCATATAAACAATATCGTCAATCCTATAATAATGATATGGCATTAGCAATGATGCCAAAGGATATTGAAGCTTCATATCGATCTAAAAAGGAACTTACTAAAGAGATCACTGAAGCTATTAATGTATCTAAGTTATTAAAAGGCATTACACAAAAAGATATTAAAACCATTTCCTTTAGTATTATTAATTCCGTAAATGATATTAAAAAATCTATGAGAAAGGCAGATGCTGCTTCGGCTCGTGAGCGTGGTTTGGTACCACAAACGGGTGATTGGGATGCTCCTGGTAGATGGGTAAATCCTGATAGTGATGCTGAAGGTTCTACTAGTGAAGAACAAGAACATATAGATAAAAATACTACTGTACCGGCGTCAGTTGGGCCTATAGAAGAGGAAAATGATGATGATATATTTGCCTATAATGAAGATAATGACCCCGATAATTTAGATGATTATGGGGAGTCAACTGCAGATGATTGGGTTGGTATGGATGGAGAACTCAAACAATGGGAGTTTCAAGCAGCTAATAATGCTGAAGGAACGTGGGCTGAATCACAAGGATGGGGTGGGGGTCAAGAACATGACGAAGATGACTTCAACCCAGAAACAGGTGAATTACTAGTACCAGGAAAAAATGCTGAAGCTGTAAAACAATGGGCTAAGAGACTAGAAGGCGAAGTAGGGGTTCCCTTAGTCGGTGGCCCCACTGGATCAGAACCCGATGATAATATTTATCAATATCATAATTTTGAAAACGGGCATATGGGAGGAAATCCTATAACCCCTCAGCATATTGCGGATTATGTTAATTTTAAAACTGGGAAGGATATTTCAATTCCAGAACAATTTAAAATGCCATCAACAGATATGGAATCTGAGGTTGAAATACAATCTATGCAAAAACATATTAAAGCTATCACAAAAGAACATATTCAAACTATTGCCCAAGATATTGTAAAACAAATTATTGAAAAAAGTACTGAATCCGCTAAGGCTGCTAAGGCTAAGGGATTAGTACCTCAATCTGGGGATGAGTCGCATCCTGGACGATGGGTTAAACCAGGGAATCAAACTAAAGATAAAAAGAAAAAAAAGGCGGGTAAGAAACACTTAAAACGGCATAAACATAAGGGGTCTACAATTAGAATACAAGAAACTAATGCTCCAGCTAAGAAAGGGTACTAAGAATCACAGAATAATTAAGTAAGATTTACACTATTCTTTACTCTGCTTAATAAACATGATATAATAAATGCATAGTGTAAATATTATTAAGTAAGATTAAGCTTGAAATAGTCGTTAATTTGTCATATTTTTATACAGGTAACCTAGAGTAAATTATGGGCAAAATGAATTTAAGCCTTATAGCGACCCTAGTACCGCTTTTAATAGTAGCCATTGGTCTGATAGGATGGATAACTACTCTAAGAGGTGATGTAAGCGCGGCTCAAGCACAAGTAGTTGAAATTAGGGCAGACATAAAACCTCTACAAGATGAGGCTAAACAGTGTGCCATAGAGATTCATAATCTCCAGGAGCTTATAAAAGACATTGATAAAATTGAAGAAGTTGTAGATAGGGTTGATGTGGCTTTATTTAGATTAGATTCTATAGAAGAAGCCGTTAAAGCAAATGCCCCTGCAATAGTAGCACTCGAAAAATCATTGGCAATAGCTAATGACCAGATGAAAACTATTATGAGTGACCATGAATACATGGGAGAAATGCTGGAAGATTTAGGGGAAAAACAATCAGCAGGAGAACGTAGGAGTTATGGTGGTTACTAAATAAAAAGTATAGTTAATTAATCTAAAGTAATATTGAAAAAGAGGAGTGATTATGAACGTAGTCGAACAAAAGAATAAAGTACAGATTGAAATGCAAGAACTTGAGGCTAAAATGCTGCAAAATAAAGAAGAAGAACAACTTCTTATTAAAGAGTTCATTAAAAAACAGGGTCAAATGGAATTGTTAGACGGTCTAGACATTATTGATTTAGAAGCTTCTAAAGAAAAATAATAATACTGTGTCAAATGAGGACGGATAAAAATGTTAAAACAAGGAATGACTAGGCCTACAGGAAGTACAAGCTTTAAAGTAATTAAAAAGCCTACTGATCCTTCTTTTTGGGAACTTTTAAATCGGGCAAATCCGTTTGCCGAAACTTCTAAAGGGATAAGAAGTTGGAAAGCAAAGAACTTCCACAATATTATTAAACCTTTAGCAAAAATTGGGGTAGCAAAGCTATTTAGAATGCCTACCTTTTATGGGGCACTTTACCTTGTAAAAACTACCGCAAAGGGAGAAACAACTGATTATGGGTTAGCTTCTCTACGTGTGGTAACAACGGTAGGTGTTGGTTATATCGTAGATGCTTTCGCAAATACAACTGAATTAGAGAATATGAAGTACCACGGTATTGGTACTGGGTCAACTTCAGAAGCTGTAGGTGATACTGCTCTTGGAACTGAGCTTACTAGTGAATATACTGGAAACGTCAGAGCTACAGGTACTACGGCAGAAGGAGCTACTGCTAATATTTATTCTACGGTTGCGACAAATACGTTAGATGGAACTCCTGGTGCGGCGTTAAGAGAGCATGGAATTTTTTCAGCGAGTACTTCCGGTGTTCTTCTAGATAGAACAGTTTATGGTGCAATTACTTTAAGTTCTGGAGATGCTCTACAATCTACATATCAATTAACTTTCACCGCTGGATCGTAGGCTTAAAAATTATCCACAGGTAAATAAATAATGGCTTTTAAAATTTTAAATGAAGCAGATAGCTTTAGCCCAAATCAAAGTGAAATTGATTCCGTTGATATTGATATATTAGTAGCAGGATTTTCTGGTAACGGTGTCCTTATTAGTGGAGCAGTAACGGCTCAAGAAACACCTGATATGACTGTAGCGGTAGGGGCGGGTAAGTTTCTAATTGATAGTAATTTAGTAGAGGGGACTGGCGGTAATGTAACTATTACTACTGCTGACGGTACTAACCCTAGAATCGATCTAGTAGTTATTAATGCTTCTGCTGTAAAATCAGTTACGGCTGGAACTGCAGCAGCACAACCTGTTTTACCTGCTATTCCAGCAAATAGTGTAGTGTTAGCTACAGTATATGTTGAATCGGGGGATACAAGTATTGAAACTAATAAAATTAATGATCGCAGAGTGGTTAATCGTATCCCACTAGCGCAATTAGCAGGGGGGACAGATGGTGAATTAATTACTTGGAATACAGATGGTGATGTGGCTACAGTTCCAGTAGGAACCTCAGGGCATATTTTAACGTCTGGAGGAGCAGGAGCAGTCCCAACATTTCAGGCCCCTTCTAGCGCATCCGAATCATTCGCTATTGCAATGGCAGTCGCATTATAAGGAGTAATAATGGCTACAGAATTTAAAAGAAAAACTATGGGGGATGTGCCTACTACAGCATTACCCAACACAAGTGATAGTACTAGCGATCTATACACAGTTCCGGCTAATTGTGATTCAGTTATAATTGGTTTATTATTAACTAATATTTCAGCCGGAACTATTGTGGTAGATGCTTTAATTGAGGCTCAGAGTGGTCAGGGTGGAGATGTGTTCCTTTTAAAAAATGCTAATATCCCTTACGGAAGTGCTCTAGAAATCATATCTGGTAAAGTAGTAGTAGCCAATACGGGTTCGGGTACTGGTGATACTGTACAAATAAGGTGTCATACTGGGGCTACCCATTTAGATGCCGTTATTAGTGTACTAGAGAATACGTAATATTAGATAACCATCCCTTCTAGTCGTGATTACTATTACAGTACCCGAAGGGATTTCCATAATTATATAAAGAAAAAAGGTAAAAGATGAGACATACACATTATAAAGTCCTAGCATTTGATAATGAATTTAAAGGGGACTTTGAAGGGTTAGTTACCTTAGATTTAGTGGCTGCAGATGAAGGGGAAGCAATTTCTAAAGCCCAAAAATTTGTAAGTGGTAGGAATTGGTATAAATTAGAATCAATGAAGGAACATGATCCTGATTTAGAAACCGAAACACAAGTCTCCGAACCTATTTTGCAACAATTGAAGACTGGGGAATTAACCCTTGACCGTATACATATATTAGAAAATGGGAACATTAAAATATTACCTGATTTAATGAATTC